TGACTTCTTCAGTAAGCACATAACACAGTCTACGGTGGACAGGACGATGACAGGAGCCTCGCAGTTCCTTTCGCCGCCTATGCCGATTGGTGTCGATCTTCCTCCATCGATCCTTATGGGACGCAGTATCGATCCGTCATTGGATCGTATTTACCGTAATGCTCGTTCTGGCGACATCTCGAAGATGACAACAACGGCTGACATTGTGCCACCGGGTATGCCAGGTGTCAGTCCTACAATCGATCCGTTGTTCGAGACACAAAGCGGACGTGCGTTTCAGAGCTTGGTAACGTCGCTACTCGGTATCGCTGGACAGAACATGATGCAGATGGCGTTGACTGGTAAGAACGCTTGGCGTGATGGACTGCCGCCTGATGTAGTGATTGGTAGAGTTACGGAGGATTGGCGCGAACTACAGAAGAAGAACCTTCCGATGGGTAATGCTCTCTTGTGGGACGCGAATAATCCACTCGCAGCACGAACTCCGTTGATTAACCGAACGGATGACGCACTGCGAGCGATTAAACCGTTGTCTCAGTTCAAGAGCGATTTGAAGAACATTGGTCTAACCCGTTCGCGCGGGCAGGTAGTTGACATGCCTGTTGATCCGAAGATTAGTCCTGATCCACAGATGGCGCCGCTTATTGCATGGGCGAGCAAAGTGTCAACTAGGTTAGACCAGACGCTAGTGCCGAGGATTAACGACACTAAGAAGCAAATTGAAGCACTTAGGTTGTCTTCACTCCCACCGACGACGGTAACTGACATGCGGAATACACTACTGACTCAGTTACGTAGTCAGTATGACGATGTGGCGGGTATTCTGACAGACCTGAATATGGAACTAAGCAAGATAGTTGGTAAGCAAGTTGATGTAACCAGGATTGATTGGTCTCGTGGCATTGATCAATTTGACTAAGCCATACGATCCAACACTGTCTTTGTAAACTTCTTGGAAGCGAGTAGCTTGGTTCCTCGATACAACGTAGAAGGGCGTCCAGGTCCAAGCTTAATTTCAAATTGCTGTAAGGCTCCCAGTTCGTGCATGACTTCGATAACGGCATCAAATTCAGAATTTGAAAGTCGTCCTCTAACGGAATTATAGAGCCTGGCTCGGCCAATTCCGTCAGCGCCTGCTGAAATAAGCGTTTCGCGTATTTTCGTGACACCCAAAACATAGGTAGTTCGAGCTGTAGTTCCTTCAAATAACTTGCTTCCAGATACTTTACAGTCTGTGACGAGGCGTATTGCGTCTCGTATGTTGTCAACGCTGATGACATACTTCTGGTCGTTAACGGAAAGAAGACCGGCAATCCGTAGAACATGATCAGCTTCCCTACTCTCAAATGATGCAGTGAATGGATCGACGGATGTAGTTCGTCGTAGATACCAGTTCGTAAACGCTTTCATCGCTGGCGTGTCCAGCGTTATTCGTTTGAACCGTCTGACTTCTTCTCGAATGATACTAAGTCGGTGAACAAGTCCATCTGTCCTTGTATTTCCTGATGGCCAAGCAATCCTTCGCTTACTCTTGTCAGACACCACGAACAAACAACGACTGGAAAACCCACCTGCGACAACATTTGGGTTAACGCTTTGATAAAGCCAACTAGGTGTGGAAGCACTAAGGAAGGAGACGAAGAGATTGCGTTGTGTAACCTCGCCGCGAGTAAGCGAGCCTCCCGCCTTCCTAGTCGATGGGCTATCGAACAAGTCCGTGAGCAGTATTGGCATTGTATTGGTGTAACGCTCAAGACCAAGGAACACGGCAAGTTCGCTAATGGCGATTGCAACACGCCCTGTTCCATGAGTTCCCGTTGACTGATGTAGTATTTCATCGAGTTTCTCTGGAGTTGTCTTCCCTTCCAACAACATGAGTTGCGGTTCGTTTTCCAAGAAGTCATTTGCGATCTTAGCAACTTGTGTTACCGCTGTTGACTTTCGAGTGATGCCGCTGTCCGCAACGAATATAGTATAAAGGTTCATGTAAACGGGAAGCGTAGGACGATCGACGTAGATATCCCGTTGACAAGCTAATGACAACAACCACAATGCACCGAACAGGTCATACTCCACTGCGGTTTCCATGTTGTTCATGTGTGTCAGGAACATATCGATGAACGTTCCTGGCTTCACTTTCGGAATACGCATCGCCAATCGTCCTACTTAATCGATTAATGAGTTGAGACAGTGGCGTCTGTGGCTGACAGAAGCTTCTGGTCGTTAGCCGCCATAGCCAAGAACTCTTCTTGCGTCACCCGTTTCAAGAAGCCGGTTGAGATAGCGTGTAGATACAACTCACCGCATAAGATAACGGATCGAAGTGCGAAGTCGAGCGGACGTTCTGCTGACACTTGCTTCATCTGGTCGAAGATTGCTTTATCGATGAACACGTGTTTGCAGTCGATGGTTATGGCACACCAAACTGCTCCTCGTTCGTATGGTTTGTTGGTGTGTGGATTGGGCCGTTTCTCATCTCGGAACTCGTAGATAAGAGCCGCTGAGATTGGAGGAACGGGCGTTGAGAGTGAGAACTCACCAGTCATTATACTGTCTCCAAGTAGGGTGTTAGGTCCTTAACCTTCTTTAAGGTGGACCACCGACGAACACCATGTTCGTCTGGTTCAGCAATAGCGTAGTCAGCCGGAACTATTAGGTCGTAACCGTTTATCCTAATAGGTTCGAGATTATATCGGTTGAACACTTTAATAACCCGAGCAACACTATCAAGACGGACCCTAGCAACAAGAGCGTCATGAATGTTGAGAATGACTGCTGCTGCGTCCGATGGCCACTCGGGGTCTTCTTGGGATTTGTAGATGATTGAGGACACATGATCACCTGCCGTTGACTGAGGTTTGAATGCAATAATGCTATCCATCATAGTTTCGTCAAACCGGCCCAACATTATCCACCTTCTACCGAGTGGTGAGAACAACATTCCAGTTGTCTTGACTTCCTTGATAGTGTCTGCCCACCACACACGCAGTTCCGGTGTTGTGCGATGGTAGATGTTATACGATTTAGTCGCTTCGATCAGTGACAAACCAGCTTTTGTAGCTAGAGTATCCGGCCCCATGCGATAGTTAAGACCGTGGCGACACCGCTTCGCAACGTAACGTATAGTCCTGTTGCCATGTTCGTCGGTGTCCGATTTGGGAACATCGTCATATGGTAACTTGAACATATCGGCGGCAAGAGCGCAATGTGCATCGTAACTTCCTGGCTCCAGTCTTGCACGTTCAAATTGCTCCTTCCATGTTTCGATGTTAGCAAGCACAGCAACGATCCGAGCTTCGATCTGTGCCTTGTCGAAGTAAACGAAGGTATATCCATCGTCACAGATGAACATGTCCTTCGCTTCTTCTGGAATGTTTTGCAAGTTCAGACCGTTGCCCCACATAGTCTGAGACGAACTTAACCGTCCAGGTGCTGACTGCACTCCCGTTTGTTTGTATTCGCAACGGAAGTTACCGTCTACATCTAGTCGGGAGTTGACGTAGGTGGAGAAGAACTTTGCTTTTTCGAGATACTCATTAAGATGCTCAATGAGTTGTTTAGCCTCGTGAGATGTTCGTGGATGCTTAACAATGCGATCTCTGTTCTCTCGATCTGTGCTTGTTCCGCGTCCGACAAGCTTGAGCCGTTCAAAGAATAGGCGTTTAAGTTGCTGCGGTGAGTTTGGATTAAGGTCGAAAGTGGGGTCTCCAACGCAAACACGTGCAGCATCAACAACGCGCGCCTTCGTTGCTGCCAGGTCATCTGTGAGGGTATCAATAAGTTGCTGTTTCCGTTCGACATCAGCCTTAACTCCTAACACTGTTGCTTTAACAAGGTGTGGTTGTAGCCGCATTACGTGATTGATGAAGAAGTCATACAATCCTTGATCACGTAACTCCTTGATCTGTGCTTCGGCGATGATGTGAAGGTAACAACAGTCTTTAATGTTGTATTCCCAAAATACATCAACGTCGTTCTCGTCGCGCCAGTTACCACCTTCATCCTTGTAGTAAGGATAGTCAGTGTATTGAGCGGTAAGGAAGTCCAAACCGTGTGGTAGTGTTGGATACAACGTGTGGTGTGCTAGCATCGTATCGAAGTAAGTAGCGTGAACTTGAATACGATCCTTGAACCACAACCAAGTCATATCGAAGTTAGCGTTTTGTGCAATGAACTTAATCGATTTATCAGCGAACAACTGCTGTAGTCGTAGGCGTATCTTGGTTTCCTCTTCTACAGTAAATCGGTTGGTTCCTTGTGATCGGAAGTTGATGCACATTCCGTCGGTTGCTGAGATTGCAATTCCGACGCATGCTGTGAAGCCTCCCATCCCTTCGATATCGAACGCAACGAGGCCGCCATTTCTGCCATGCGTTTGCGCTGCATCCAGATAGTCAAAGATTTCTCGATACGTTGGATTAGTTCGGTATAGTATGTCTGGCTGATTGATCTTTCCGCTAATCGCCCGGTGGAATTTATGTAAGTCAAACTTGAATACAAGTTCCTGAGCGGGTTCATGTAGAGCGGCTGCGGGGTTATTAGCGCAGATGTAAGTAACAGGTCGTCCTTGAAACTCGCCATGGATTACTGATCCTCGATACTTGGTTATTCCGTTGACGCCCATCATTGCTCGAAGTGCGTAGTTACCGAGTAGTAGAAAATATTTCGCGTTGGGAAGATTGCGTAGTTCCTCGTGTAGCACTTCGGTGTAAGCGTGTAGCTCTTGCACACCGATTGCGTCTTTCTTCTTCTTGACGTTAGCTTCTACGGAGATAAGTCTCCGCTTTACAACGTTGGTAGTGTAGACACTTAATCGATTAAGTTTGTAATTGCGTAGGATGTCCCACAGTAGCTTACCGCTGTTACCAACAAGAGGCGCCTTGGTGTTGACTTCACGTTCACCGGGCGCCTCTGCGATGACAACGACCTCAGCGTTAATCGGTCCACTTGCTCCACACTGGAACTCAATGTCACGACTTGCGCAAAGGAACGCAACTTCCTTGTTAAGTTCTTTTGTGTCTGTAATCACATGGGCCTCTTGAGTATTTTGTTCATAACTCGTTGAACTTTTAACTCAAAGATATCGATCTGATCGTCGTTGTCGATGTCGTAGGCTGTCATTCCAGTTGGAAGACGATCATTATCAAGGAAAACATAACCACGGCTGTCACCAGCGAAAGTAAAACCAGGGCGATGCAACCTAACCAGATGGCAGCATTCCGCCCCAAAGCGAGTAACAACTGGAAGTATTTCATGTTCAAACCCACAATCTGTTACTATTGTGCATGGTGCGATAGTTCGATGGGCTAGTTTGTTAGCAAGGATGTAACCAAACGCACCGTTGCCTAAGCTTGGTTTCATCCACTGTTCGGATGCCATTATTAGTGTATCGACCCACGACATACCGAACAACTCTGGACGTGGTTCGAGTTTCATCTTACTGCCGATCTCTTCAAACTCACGATATGTAGCGTCGTCGATGTTGAACAGATGCTTGCAACCGAGTTTGAGTGCTTCTGCAAACTTAGCTTTGCGAACGTTAAGCAAGTGCTTCTCGGCGTAAACTGCAAACGTGTCTTTGCCGCTATGCCGAGGACCGTTAACAAACACAATCTGGTGCGGTCCTCGACGTTGCGGCAGTGAGACTACGTTATCGGTCTTCACTGCCTTTGCCATGTCATCAGTCCTTATACTTGGTTGACTTGCTAATTGAGTATTGGTCCGTAATGACCGTGCATACTTTCGACGCACGAGTAATGGCGGTGTAGAAGTTGCGTCGTGACTGTGAAAACGAAGTAGACTTGTTCAAGACTACCACGACATGATTGTATTGGCTTCCCTGCGCTTTGTGAGTTGTGAGAACGTATGCTAAATCAATACTCTTGCGCGGGTCAAGTTCTACAATGTTTCCTTTCTTATTCGTGGTGACAACAAGTGGCGGTATCATCACTACGCGATCACCGAAGTCGATGGAAACACTGCCGTCCTCGTGAAGTGCAACGATGTTACCGACTTCGCCGTTGAAAGCATACTGCACTTCTTCGTCATGGTTGTCTGGATACAAGTCGTAGATGTTGGTAGTGAACACTACCTTAGAACCAACTTGCACACGGATCGGTGGGTTGTCTGTTTTGTTTACTCCCCACTGGTGTCTAGGCAACTCCATGAAGTCTGCCTTGTTGTCCCAATACAACGTTTGGATAGTTTGGTTAAGTCGAAGAACACCGACCCAAGTCTTGTTCATCGTTGTAAGGATTTGAAACTCCGGCTTGGAGAAGTCTTCGTCATGCTCCGCACCGCGTTCGAGAATGTAGTCCTTCAACTTGTTAATCGGTTGATCAGTGTAGTGAATGAAGAAATCAGGAAACCGTTGTGGGATGACGCCACGAAGAATACGGCTACCGTTCTCCGCGATACCACTACCTTCGGCTTGTCGATGAATAACGTTGAGTTCGATGCCAACATGCTTTTCGAGAACAGTCTGAAACGGTGTCGGCCTCTCTGCTTCGAGCTTGTTTTCTTCGATCGGCTTAAGCTGGTTAACGTCGCCGAACATGCGGATCGCTGCACCTGGTTTGAGTGCATCGATTAAGTTACGATGGATTTCATGGTTCACCATCGCATATTCGTCACACAGGATCACGTCGTATGGTAGTGGGTTGTTTCGCTTGAATTGTGGTCCAGTAGACACCTTAGTCTTGATCAGTTTACCTTCGTCGTTCTCAACTTCAACTTCGTAAGGCATGCCGTAACCAAGTAGCTTGTGATTGGTTACTGCTGGGATACCAGTTGCTTCTTGAATACGCTTGGCCGCTTTGCCAGTAGGCGCCGAACAAGCGACTTGATAGCCAGCATCCTTAAGCAACGTGTAGATGTTCTTAATCAACGTTGTCTTACCAGTGCCAGCCTTACCAGTTACGGCAACAAGGCGCTTCTCGATATCCAAGCAAGCGTTAATGGCTTCAACCTGCTTCTCGTCAAGTTCCATTGCTCTTCTCTCTTTCACTTAACCATTTAAGATATTCTTGGCGGTGCTTAAGTATCCTCTCTGCTGCGTATTGTGCGCATAGTCCCATGAAACGCCCAATACTCATGCCTTCGTCTAATAGAACACGGGCTTCTTCAATCTGGTCGTAAGCATAACCGGGCACTCGAATGGTTAGTGCCCGGCCGTTAGGTGGTGTCGTTGCCCATGCTCCGCGACGATCCGCTTTCGATGGAATTGGGATCGTAACTGTGAGCGGGATTTCGTCCATTAGAACTCTGGATGTCCTTCCTCGATTGGAGCGGCTTCGATTGGAGCGGCGTCGATCATCAGGAACTTAGTCGAGCGATCGTATTCGAGCCGACGGAAGATTTCATCGATGATTGTGTCGAGTAGTTCGGATTGGATTGTGTGACTGGTATCGTTGATGTAGTAGTGAACGTTCCACGTAACGTTACGCAACTCACCCTTGTTGCGTCCGTAAGTATCGTAACTTACGATCAACTGAATAGTCGAAATGCGCACCTGTTCCAGTTCGTAACCAAGTTGCAAACGCTTGTGGGTGAAGCGTTCCGTGATCTCGCGGATTGCCTTGCGCACTTCAATTTCGTTCTGGGTGCTCACGTTATCTTTCCTTACGCTATTGTTCGTTGAATACAAGAAACCCGGTAGTTCGTATGGAACTACCGGGCTAACACTCTTGCAGGGGAGAAAGAGTGTTACGCCTTATTGGCGTCCTGGCGGATGGCGACCGGCAGCATACCGCGCACGAAGATAACGTGCTCCAAGTCGCTGTCTTCCGTCACCGCAAGAACGGCATCAGCCGACTTCTCGAAGCCCACAACCTTGATGCGGGACTTGTCGAACTTTACCGGGTTGCCGTTCTCATCCAGCACCTGGAACATGACGAACACGGGACGAGCCGCAGAGGGTGTCCGCTTGCGCTTCGGCTTGGTCTCGGTGCCTTCAGTCTTCGGGGTCTGAGCCATTTGGTTAACTGCTCCTGAGTTGGTTTGATCTGTGTCGTTGTTTGTGACTGACAACACACTCTACATACACGAAGTGACGGCCGATGCAAAGGGAAAAATGCACCGGCCGCAGTTTGTTAGCCGATTTTCTTGATCTCGGCCCGCGTCTCACCTTCAAAGGTGCCGTGCGCGACCTCGACGTTCACTGTCCGGCCGAGAAATTCGTTCGGGTCCAGTTCCGTCTTAATCACCACACCAACGGCGTCCGAGAACTTCTTGAGGCGCCACCGTGCCTGGGCATTGTCTTCAACCGAAATGCGGTTGTAGGTCAGTCGTAGTCCGTCCTCGTATGCGCTGGCGTCGAAGTCCGCCGGGAACTGTTCAGGCGGAATGGTGACAACCAACGCAAGGTATTGGTTGCCAGATGCAGCAGCGGCCTTAATTGACGCGCCGCTGATCTCGCCGACATAAGGACCGGCCGGCAGCGGATCGGGAGCAACGGCATCATCGATCGGGGATGAGAATGTGATGATGCTGGGTGCTGAGTCGCTCATTTGCTTAGATGCTCCGTTGTTAATCGATTGAGTAGTTGAAATTGGGTTCGCGTTAACTTCGTTGACTTCGGCGTTGACTGGTTCCTTTGTATCAGCCTTTGCCTTACTTTGGGACCGGCTGCTTCTTGCCGCCGGTTTCTTTCCATCGGTTATACCAGGTTTCGATGCCATCACCTTTCCAACTGTTAGGGTCAAATTGCCAGACAAATTCCGCATCGCCACTCACGTCGAACATTCTCGACTTCATTGGCTTATGCGATCGCACTGGTCTGACTGCAATGCGATGTTCCTTACCAGTGTCGAACATCCACCAAATCTCTGAGATTTGTAGCCCGATCTGGTTAACCATCTTGCCTCCTAATGCTGGCAAGACTTGTCTAATCGACCCATCGTCGTTCTTCTCAGGAGTATCCTCGTGAGTAATGCAGATGAAGTGTCGGTTAAGTCGTTTGGTCATTCGCATGAACGTCGTTACAACACGCAAGACGATTGCGTTGCGATGACCATAGCCCTTCATACCTGGGTTTTCGAGTGTTGCACTCTTGACTGAGGACACGGCATTCTCGGTTGCTAATCCCGCAAGTGCCGTTGCACTATCCAACACTACGGTTTCAATCTCCGGGTGTTGGGTAAGCATACGTTCGATACCGTATGGATCATCTGACTTAAGCATTGGAACGAGACTAGAGTGCTTCTCTCCGCTTAGATCGAGAACGGCAACGTCATCACGTCCGTTGAGTGACAGTGATCCGTCGGGATCGAATAGTATCCACAGTTTCTTCCCTGGTGCGGTTGCTGCTAGAGTAGTCTTACCGCAGCCAGCGTTACCCCAAAGTAAAATTGCCATACGTAAGTCATCTGCGTTTGGTGAATGCAGCGTCCGACTACCTAATGTAATCTCCATTCAGGCTACTCCAAAGCGGGAAGGTTCCATTGTATCATGTGCATATACCTGTGTCCACTACCACACGTAGTGGTGATGGCTTCGGTGATGACACAAGATGTGGTTAGAACGCCTTACCGCCTTCCTTGTTTCGGTTCTCCAGTTTGTGATCGGCTCGTGCTGCGTTGTAAACAAGTTTTTCAATCAACGCACCGCCAATATCGAGGCCACGACCGCCAGCGTAATCGAAAGCACGGATGAGTAGATCGGCTATCTCAACTTCGATACTCTTACGATGCGGTAGATGCTCGTCCATCAAGTCTTTGCGTTCACCTTCCATGCCTTCCGAGATTTCGGAAACCATAAGCATGAGAGTGGTTCCAACTTCGCGAGGCTGGAACTTACCAGTCTTATCTCCCCACCAACCAGCAGCAGCGGCAAGAGAGTGACAGAGAAGACTTAAATGATTAAGTGAGTCGGATAGGTTAAGCAAGTCATTGGTTTTGTAAGCATCTGCATTTTGTTCTGCAACGTGACGACCAACCACACCATTGTCGTCCTTAACATCGCCAAGGTTACCACACTCAACGTCGTAAGCGATTGAACGGAATTGCATTACCATCAGTCTTGTGCCTTCAGTTCGAGTGGAGACCATTCCTCAACGATCATTTCGTCTCGAATGATCTTGTGTTGTTCGTCGTTGTCCGCATCACAGAATGGGATGAACGAACAAGGACGGAAGTAACGGTTGCAAGAGTGTGTGTATTTCGGTGCATCGATTGGGTTGTTAAGATATTCCTGTTCAATGTCGATTGTGTGAACGAGCCAGTTCAACCAACGCTCGAAGTGGTATGACTTACGAGAAACACTCTCGCAAACGTAACCGATCACGTCGGATGAACGTGGTTGTGGAATTTGTAATCCTAGTATCTCTGCGTGGCGAACGTCCTTCTCGATTAGGGTTGATGCCGCTACCATGTAGTGCGTTGGCTGACTGTTCAAATGGAACGACATACTCCACGCGTCGTTAAGTCGTGAAGCAGTTTTGTTCTCGTGTAGCAGCACACGCCCGTTGACTACATGGATGCCGTCGATGCGTCCTGTTAGTCGGAACTGCATCGAGTCTCGATCATCGAAGGTAAGATCGGTAACGATGTCGAATGGACGCTCGATACCGTTGTCGGGATTGTCCTTTATCTCACGGTGACGCAGCCATACAGTGTGGTCCCAACGCCACCTGTCGCAATATACGAGAGCCGCTTCTTGTAGATTTGCGAGTGTTCTCCTTCGGTCGTTTGGATCGTCATAAAACATACCCGTTTCCAATACGGCGAGTGATCCAACACGCGCAAACGTATTAGGGTCGCTGTTATCCCACTGTTGGTAAGCCGAGGCATCTCGAATGATATCGGAGTATCGATTGATGTTGTCTTCCGTTCGGAAGAGCCTGTCCCCATTCTCATGGATGTAGTCCTCAACTAGTCGCTTATCGTAGTTAGCATGTTCAAGTTGAAAGCGAAGTTGGCACAAGCGAACCCAAGCGAAGACTTCGTGCATTGCCGAGCCGGCTTCCAGTGCCATCGCACGGTGATTGCTTGAGAACGTTTTGTGCATTTGGTAACGCAAGATGCCCCAAGTTGGACAGGTGTTGAGTGCAACGAGTTTAGTGTTGTCGTAAGTGGGAAGGAAACTATCGGCAGGAGTAGCGAGACGGAAGTTTGCAGATGTGATCCTGCTCATGAAATATCCTCTTCTGTAAACTGTTCTCCTTCGTCAACTGCACGAGACATGCGTTGAACTTTGTCTTTCAACACTGTCGCTGCGTCAGTAAGTGAACTTACTACATCGATTAACTTATTGCAGACAGCAGTCAGTTCACCGACTTGTTGAATGATCATGTTGTGATCTTCGGCAAGCAACTCCATGGACTTAATTAGTCCACCTTCAGCACCGAGTTCCTTAACCAATTCACGAACACGACGAGCCTTAAATCTTGCTTCGGAAGCCATTAATTACTCCAACAACATATGCATTGCACGAATTTTGTTCATACTCTCTTCGGCTTTACTCAGTTCGTCATCGAGTTTCTTTAACTTCTCCTGCATACGAGTAACGGCACGAGTGAACTTCAAGTAAGTGGTTAGGTTGTGCTCATCGGCCTTAACCTTCGCCACTGCTTCGAGTTGCTTAACTCTTGCTAGCCTTCGTTGTTGAAGATCAGCAATCATCGCTTCGAGTTTATCCAACTCGATATCTGAGATGTTCGCTCGTTTAACTGGTGTGTCTTGCTCGACAGGCTCTTCCATTACGCTTCCTTATACTTGCTGTCGATGTCAGTTAGTATTCGACGTGCCTTGCGTTCGGCAGTCTTCTCGTCTGGTGCAGTATCACCACGCATGATGTAGACAGGGTATTCCACTACAAATCTCCAACGTTCATGCAAGGCTGCATCTGGAACGTGTTGGAGTGTAATAGTGGCGTCCCCCACCTTGATTGTGCGCTTCTTAGGTGGGGGAGGCCGAAACTGAACCACGTTCATCAAATCTCCTACTTAAATGGTTAAGCTAAAATGGTTGTAGCCGTAGTGGCGAGGCTACTCAGTCTGTGATGGTATAGCTTTCTTTAGTCTCGTAACCAGTTAGTTCAGCCCACTTTAGGGCATCAAACACTCGACCTGAATTGATCTTGAGTGCTTCAGCAATTTCACTTGGTTTCAAGTTTGGATTGGCTCTGGCGTAGTCAACGATGATCTTGTATCGCTCTGCCGTAGCCGGTCGGACGCGAGAAACTTTGTAAGCGTAATATTCGTCGCGTGACTTGAACCGATCCATTGTCAATGGTGGCAACAGTCCGGCTTCTTTGTCAGAATAAAGCGCTTGACTGAACAGTGTTCCCTGTTCTTCCTTAAACGCTTTACGCAACTCAGGAGTTGAGTAAACAACAGGCACGTCGGGTTGTTCAAGTAGTTTCGCAACTTCGGTCAACGCAATCCGCGTTTGATCATGCGGGCAAGTTGTTGCGATGTAAACGATCATCGCGTGTGCGAGTTTGACGTTCACGTTACTTCCCCTTGTAAGCGATTGAGAACGAATGTGCAGCGGCATTTGTTTTCTCCGCTGCCTTCAACACCTTAGCAACCTTGTCGGCTGGTAGATACTTCGCTAACTCAACCTTGAGCTTGGCTTGATCGAGGCCAACCGCTGGTTTCTTCACTGTGCATACTACTGTGAAGTGTTTGCTTTCGTGAAGAGTGTAAGTGCCAGGCGCACGAGGCGACACTTTGGGATTGAAGTAGATGCCGTGCTCCAGCATTAACTTCGTAATCTCTTCTTGACGCCCCTTCACGTAGTCACTTAATCGTTTAAGCAAAAACGCCTCGGCGATAACCACTTCGGCGTTTGATTTGCCGCGAAGAGAATTGATGAAGTTGTGTTCGACTTTGATCAGTTCAGTTTCAGTATCCGCATCATACGCAACTAGCGGAGACCGTTTATCTTCAACCATTATGCTGCTCCCATTTCTGATTGTATATACATTATAGCATACAGTCAAGCGGTTGTCAAGTCGGCCTAATGAACCACACTCGCAGTGAACGGCGATGGTTCAGGTAGTGAATGAATGTGTTGACGAGGATCACTTCGCTTGCCGATAGTGTAGGTGGGAGAGTTGGTAGCCTTAACTTGCCGTTCCCTGCGCGTATCAACTCAGTCACTATCGGCTCGAACGCAT